TAGTTTAATTTCTTTCTTCAATCTAATAGTCTTCATAAAAAAAATGTGTATAATTTAATATACACATTTTAACCCTAAAAAACAACTTTTTTTAAGTTTTTTTTAACTATTATTTTAATATTTCTTTAACATCCAACAAATTTATTATGTCAGTAACAAATGTTTCAGTGTTAAATTGTTTATTTTCTATTGCTTCTTTAATCATTTTTAACTTTTCACCATCTTCATCGTCTTCAATTTTTTTTAAGTTTTCATTTACTAATTTAGTACATTCATCCTTAACTTCATTAAAATAGTTTTCTTTAATTTCATTAGACCCGAAAACTTTGTTCAAAATATTTTGTTCGGTTTCTGTTAATGTATTTTGAATTGTTTTATTAATTTCATTAATTTTATTAGAGAGTTTTTCTTCTTTGTTTTCCAAGAAAATACTCACGTTATTTATAGCCTTTAAGTGTTCGGATAGGGTTAATGATGTTTTTTTGTTGATTAAAAGAAAATGACATGAATTATAAAAATCTTTTTCACTTTCGTTTAAATCATTTTCTAAAATAATTTCGTATTTTTTTAATAGATTAAATGCTTTTAAGTTAGATTCTTCTAATTTTCCCCTATCGATATTTTTTTCAACTAATTTAATTGATTCGTTAACATATTCTTTCGATTCACTTAGTTTAGATACGGTTGACAATCCTTTATAAAAAGCGAATTGCTGTTTCAAATTTTTATCTTTTTTAATCAAATCAACCCATTCTATTAAGAATTCTTTTTCTTTTTTAGACAACATAGACATATTTTTTTCAACCAAATGATTAAGAACACCAAAATTGGTTATTTCATTACTAAAATATTTGTCGTGGTTTTCAATTTCTTTAACTATCTTATTAACATTCTCCATTAAAGTATCTAATTTGTTATAGTCAGATTCTGAAATGCATTTAGCACATTCAATTATATTAGTTTTCCAAGATTCAATAAGTTTTTCTTTTCTCATAATAAACGCTTTTTATATAAATAGTTTTAAAAAATAAAAAGAGCTAATTAAAGCTCTTTATTATTATTCTTCTCTTCAACGAAATCATTTAATTGTGTTATCATACTATTAAAGGCTTCATTTATTAAGAATGATTTATCGAGAATTGGTATTCTCTCGGTTTCTTTTTGTTCAACCAACCGTTTTTTTAAATTAATTTTAGGCTTTTTATTTTCAACTAAAACCTTTTGTCCACGTTTTCTTTTAGATTCCATTGGTTGTTCTGGCATTTCATTTGTATTATCTTCATTATCAGCATCAGATATAGGAACTTCACCTTCTTCCCCAGTTATTTCACCATCAGTTTCACCACCTTCGCTTCCTAATGAACTCATATCATCTCCGAAACCGCCACCGAAACTACCACCACCACCTCCGAATCCACCAGAGTCATTATCACCTTCTTCACCATTATTATCAGTATATTCAGCACCTGGCATCCCGTAAATTCTATCAACCTCGTCAAAAATACCAGTTCTTTTAATAATTTGACTCGTACTTGCTAATTCAGTAGCCAAAGCACGTTCCAATCTCATTTCCATTAAGTTTTCTTTAATTTCATTATCACTCCATTTCATAATTTGTTTTAATGCTTTCGTCAATGACATTACACTCAAACCATCCCCAGCGTCTGAAATCGCATCTTTAACAATTGATACTTTTTTACCCATAGTTTCCAATTCAAGCATTTCTGCTTGCGATGATGGATTGTTCATTGTTAATGAGAAATTGGTTAACTCATCATGAAATCCTAATAAATATAAATGGATGGTTGCAATTTTTGTTAATTCTTCCAAGAACGCTTGTTGAATTCTATTTACCCTTCTAGTAAATCTAATATCCATTAAAGCCAAATTTTTACCATCACCAACACTTTCTTCAAAATTCAAAAACGTCTTAGGAATTCCAAGGGCTGTTAATACTTTATTTTGAACAAACTTGATATCATCCATTGCAGTCATGTTTTGTGCTGCTGGTAATGTATCAATAGGATTTGAGGCATTTTCAGTTCTAACTGGGATAAAAAAATCATCCGAAACGTTAAGAATATTTTTTCTTAAATCTAATTGCCCAGTAAGTGGGTCCACAATTGGAGTACGTTTAAATTCATTTGCTATTTGGTCGATATAAGCAGGTATGTCATTATCATCAATATTACCAACAAAAACTTTAAATACTCTTCGTTCAATTGAGCGTTCGAGACGATAGATTAACATCATGTCTTCCATTAAACTTAACATTCTAAAATGTCGTCTAGCCTTATTTAAATAACTAGACCCATATGGCAAATAAAGTGAATCGGTTAACAATCTAAAATGCCCAACTTGCCAATTTTTTAATGGTATTTGAGTGTTATGTCCAGCCCAAACAAATTTAGTTGATAAATCTTCTTCTTCACCACCAGCAACCGAAGTGTTAACATTTCCCCAGATACTTTCAACGCCAGACTCGTACCGTTCAACCTCATATACTGGAAGTTGTCTCCAACCTTTAATTCCAAGTTTATTTTCAATGTTAAGGAGCATAAATTGATTTCCATATTTACACATTGCCCTTAATACCATTGGTCCAACTGTTTGTATATTCAAACGGTTAACAAACAAATCTTCTAAAACCGATTTAGTTCTGTCTGACGATGAATAAACATTAATAATATGTCCTTTATCGTTAACAACCGAACATTCTTCAGCTATGATATCAAGAGCTGCTCCAATTTCTGGGAAAGCATCCATTAAATCAGCATCTCTAAACATCAATTTAATATTTGTTAAACCATTTATTGCAGTATTTGATAAATCAACATTTGCTTTTTTCCAAGAATTCTTTAGATATTTATTTTGTTGTAACTCTAGTTTAGTTTTTTCAAAATCGTCTTTATCGTTTGTGCGATATATAACATTATTGTTTTTATTGCTAAAATCATATGAACTAATTTTAGGAGTTGCTCCAATGCTATTTTCACCGTTTAATACTTTATCTAAACGTTGAAAACTTGTGTATTTTTTATTATCGGCCATTTTAAATGTTTTATTATAATAATATATGTAAAAAATAAAAATAAAAAATAGTTAGTTAAATTATTTTAACAACCAAACAACCAAGAGTATTCACCATTTGGTTTATTTATTTTATTTAATGTTTTTTTTGAATAAATAGGCATCACATATTTATTTTTAATTTCCTCTTTTTTCTTTTCAAATTCAACTTGTGAAGTTATTGATATGTTTCGACTATTTTTATATGAATTTAATATTGCTGTATTTTTATTTTTTAGAGTTTCCAATTTACTAAATGAAAACATTGCAATAAATAATCCCATTGCGGTGCATGTGATAGTATCATCATGACAACCATGCATATGGTCTGGTCTACCATTCTTATAAACCCAAGTTTCTAATTCATTAATCATTCTAATTGAACGAACCTTAAATTCATTATTCTTTAGCATTGAAGCAAAATTACTCAGCATTTGAAATCTAAATTTATTAGAGTGAAAACCAGGCATTCTTTCACTATTGGTTTGTGTTTTGAATTGTGTTAGTTTATTTTGGTTTGTGTAGTTTTTTAATTCATCGTCATCATAATAGATATTTTTATAATTAAGACGCATTAATGTTAAAATTGTAGCATCCCCAACCCCACCAATTGCCTCAATAACAACAAATGCATTGTTGTAAACAGTGGCGTAGTTATACACCATTTGACCTATATCATCACCCAACCTCTTTCCTTGGTATTCTAATACTTGTTCCACAATAGGCGTTCCATCATCGTCAATACCGTCTAAATCAATTATTTCAATAACCGTGGAGTCGCTACCATCACCCCTAGCAGGGTCAACCGCACAAATATATCTATGTCCATCAATTGGTGGTTTCCAAAACCATGTTTCTGGTGCTAACTGGTCGCTTAAATCTGACAATGGTTCACGAACATTAGTATTGTTTTGCATTTCAATTATCTCTGGCTTAACAACATTATTCGATGAACCAACGAAAGACACATCTAATTCTTGTGCAATAAGCATTTCGTTATTATTAAACGATTTACACATTGATTCGTACCACGGAGAAGTTGGTATCCAACCATTTTTTTCTAAATTACGCCATTTTTCTTCATCATAAAAAATGGTTCCAGAATTGTCTAATATTGGTTCTATAAATGTTTCGATTTCACCATTTTCATTGGTTCTATTCCATCTTAAATTTTTATTGTAACGTAAATCTTGAAACCATTTAAATTCAACGATATGATAGTTATTTTCTTTATTTAATGCTTGTTTATATGTTTTATAATATAAATCATCTTTACCGTTTGGTGTTGACACCATTATAATTTTAGCTTTTTTAACAGAAGATGTCGCAGCAACAGCTGAAGAATACACAGATGTTCCATTTTCAATAAAAGCAGCTTCATCAAAAATCAATATTGATACAGCAGAAACTCCACGAGAAGCGTTCTCGCCCGAAGATTTAGCAACAACCCTACAACCATTAAATAGTTTTAGTTCTTTATTGTTACAAATAGTAAAAATATCTTTTTTATTTTTATCTGAATTTTCGTCAACAGAAAAATAATCATCATCACCCCACATCCATCTTGGTACTTGAAGTAAGAAATCTCTAATTTTTCCAAGCATGTCACTGGCCATATTTAATTGGTTGGCTACACAAAGAACGGTTTCTGGTGAATTTTTATCAGCTAGAACAATTTGTGCAGCAATATAACCAGCAGATACCGTAGTAATACCAGCTTGTCTATGTTTAATCGCTATTGTATTTTGATTTTCACCAAGACTTTGACAAAAAACCTTTTGTCTTGGGAATAGAGTAAACGGAGTTATCTTACGTTCATTGGCGTTATTAGTAGTTAAAAAGTGTTCAATAAAATAAACTCTACTCTTATCCAATAAACATTTAGCATACTCCCTTTGTATTTCTTCAAAATCTAGCATAAAATTATAATTTTAAATCGGATAATTCGTCTATTGTAAATTCCCCATCAACTTCCTCTTTGTTTTCTATTTTTTTGATTTGTAACCCATTCTCAAATTTACTAAATTCAAACTGATGTTTTGATTCATTATATATTTTTTCTTTAAGTTGTCTACCTTTTTTTGTATTGGCAAATATTTCAGATATAATGTCAAAAAACTTATCACTTTCCATTTTAGATAAATTCATTAAATAATATGGGACAACTTCAGTGTCTAAACCTTCTTGTAAGGATAATCTTCGCCACAATTCAACACCGAAACGCATATTCCAAGCTTCAGCGTTAATATAATCTGTTTGCCCTATTATAAATTTAGCTTTATCAATTTCTTTTGGTAGCCCATGACTAATAAATAATTCTAACAATCCTTTAACGGTTTCTGTGAACAATACAGGAAAAATCAACCCCTGAGCGTAAATTTCACTTTTATTATCTGAAGTTCCAATTTTAACCTCAACAATTCCAGATTGCTGTGGGTCTTTATCGTCTAATTTAACATCTTCTAAAAATAAAATAACATCACTCAAAACGTTAACTCTGCTATAAAGTAAAGGTAATTCTGGGTTTATTTTATGTAATTTTGTTATAACATCTTCGTATTGTATAACTAAATCATATGAACAACCCTCAACAATTGCGTTTAAAATTTCTCTTTTATTCATATCTGATTTTAAATTTTCCATATCTAGTTTATCTTCAAATTCCACATTGTCTTGATAAACTGGGTCCATTTTAAAACCATTTTTTGGAGATAACGTTTCAACCAATTTACAATCAATAATAACAACATCTTCTGGAACATTAAAAATATTTTTAACTGACTGATAACAAATATCTTCTAAGTTTTGTTTGTTTGGTCTTTCTATATCGCTAATTTTTTTAAATAGTTTTGACAATTCATTTTTATAAACGTCAATATCTTTTAATTCGTCTGTTTTTGTTATTTTACTCAATTGTTTTTTTATTTCATCAAAACGTTTTTTTAATAATGTTTTGTTAAAATCAACTATCCCATTACTTGGTAATGATGGGTTATTCAATAAATGACAATTATCCAACTCTTTTAGAATTGGATATTTATCATTTTCAATAGTTTTTTTAGCTATGTTTAATTTTTCTTCTGTAATATATATTTTTTTCATTATTAATATGATTAATATTAGGTTACGACATTTCTAAAAACTTTTTTAATGTTTTTTTTGACATAACACCAACTTTATGTTCTTGTAGTTTTTTTAACGTTTCTTCTTTTGACATAA